CTTAGAATCAGTTTTTCCTTGACAAAAATTTTATAATATTTATGATGTAGCTTCGGTATATTGAGGGCTTCTTGACCCAGTTCAGTATTATCGATCTTTGCATCAACTTGCCAATTTTCTAAGATTTCATCAATAGTCATAACTCTCTCACAGTTTTCATCTAATATTTTATATTACTATATTTCTAGAAAATTGTCAAACTTTTATTATGTCATAGTAAGTATATTTAAACTCGGCCGAAGCTTCTGTATATATGACATTTTCATCTGTAGTATTAAAAACAATACCCGAAAGAGAAATAGGAAAAGCATCTGCAAAAGTTATATCATAGTTTGCAGATTTAGTGCTGGATAAAACCATTAAAGATATATCAGATTTCAGCCCTTCGCCTGTATATTCTTGCTTAGAAGAAATATTTCTATACTCTTCGAAATCCTTTGGCTTACCTAAAGCTTTTACCCAGTTATGAATCTCGAGGTAATTCTGAAGATCTTCATCTACTTTAAAAGTTATGGAAAGGTTTCCATAACTGATATGTTCACCAGAATATGGGATGTTCACGAAAGGGTTTGGTGAAGCTATTGGTGGTAATTCCATGGGAGGAATATTTACTTTTTGAATAAAAAAGTTAACATGGGGCGAACGCTTCAATTGAAATTTGAAGTTTAAAGGTGAAAGAAAATTTCTATTAGAAGGCGTATTATCTATCGCTGACATGTTAACTCCTTTTCAACTATTTATATGAAAAAAGGGGCGATCCGAAGACCGCCCCAGTTTCTAGTTTTCGGCTCTTCGTCCGAAAACAAATTACATAAGGTTAGTAACAATAACTCTACGATAGTACTTGTTAGTGCTAATAACGTTAGAACGACCAAAGCCCTGTGTAAGACCTTCAGCGAATGGGTTTGCGACCATGCCGTAACGAGTCTTAAAGCCGATCTTTGGCTGGAAGCTTGACTGATCAACTGCACGAACCATCTGTAGTGGAACGTATGGGCAATAGAATAGACCAGCGTCGAAAGCTGATGAACCCTTATAACCAACAGTTAGATAGTTTCCGCCAAGAGCGTATGGATCGATATAAACACGTAGACGACCATTTAGAATACCAGCGAAAGTATTTCCAGTATCGTCAACCTGTAGGTTGTTTGAATTAAGAGCAGGAGCGTAGTCAAGAACACCAGCCATCTGTAGAGCAGAAGCAACGTCTGAAGAACAGATAACGATGTTACCCTTACCACGACGAGTCTGCTTGGCGATCTGGTTAGCTTCACGCTCTAGCTGGAACATTAGACCCTTGAACTTTTCAACTGACCAACGACCGTTTGAGTCAGTGTCAAGATCGAACACGCCTGGAGTAGTTGTGTTTTCCTGAGCGCCAGCCTCAGCAGTGATGTTGATAGTACGAACAACTTCACGGTTGATTTCAGCTAGAATTTCTGCTGAAAGAATGTTAGCTAGTTCTGTTTCAGCGTCGAGACCATGGATAGCCTTAAGATCCTGGGCTAGTTCCATAGTATACTCTGCCTTTAGAGCACGAGTGTTAGCTGTAACAGTAACCTTCTCAATTGAGAATGCCATCTGTGGGAAAGCAGTGTTTGAGTCAGTTCCAAGAGCTTCAGCCTGGAAAGTACCCATTGCAGCACCAGTGTTATAGGTGTTGACTGCTGTTAGTGGTGAAGTGTTAGTTGCACCTGGGATAGTACCAACATGCTTCTGACCGAAGGTGTTAGCACCAGATGTAACAGAAGAGAACTGAGTGTTAACTTCGTTATAGAATGTTTCTGCGCCAGCGTTGTTATAGCTAGTTGTATTAGCATAACGTGAACGCATTGCGAAGATAAGACCAGTTGGTCCAGTCATTGGCTGAACGCCGCAGATGTCGTATGCCATTAGGTTTGGCATTGCACGACGAACTAGAGAAATAAGAACTGGATCGAAAGTATCGATACCACCAGTACCCTGAGTGGAGCTTGAAGCGCCCATTAGGTTAGATGGAACTAGTGAACTTGTTTCTGTTAGTGTCTGATAGTCACCGTGTGCTGCTGATTCACGGAGAGCCTTCTCTGTGTTCTCGAGCATAACTGCAGTGACTGAACGGCGGTGCTGATCCTTAATGGCGCCAAGAGCGTCATGGTCAAGGACTGGTGCCCACTTGTTTTGAATTTCCTCAGCTAGATACATTTGTTTTCCTTTCTACTAGAAAATATACTTTATCTATTTATAATAAATTACTTTTTAACTGTTCTGGAGATAGCGGCTAGATAACGTCCTACTGTTGGGTCGACGTTCTTAGTTTCGCTTACTTCTCCTTCAAAAGTTTCTTCTTCAATGTTTGAAGAATGCGAAGTTGATTCAACCTTAAAATAGTTTTCTTTGACAATCATTAGCTTCTTAGCATAAGTGTCAAGATCACCATCAAACTCGATACCTTCAACAAGAGCAGCGAACTTTTCCTGCTGTGTCAATGCTAGATCGGAAGCAAGACTTTCAACAATGTCCTGTCTTTCGTTCTCAGCAGCAAGGCTCTTTAGCTCAAAGTTCTCAGTAATAGTTTCATCAAGTTTTTCTTCTAGGGCAGCAACCTTTTCAGCCATTGCTTCTAGAACATCGACCTTTTCTTCTGGTACACTAATATAGTGCTCAGCGAATAGGTTCTTCAATCCTTCCATGAACTCTTCTGCGAGTTCATTGCGTAGGGTTGATTCAATAGCTACTTCGTTTTCCTTCATCCAGTTTTCAACAACATAATCGAGATATGTGTCGAGCTTTGATGTTAGTTCTTCGCCGAAGTTTGCAATTTCTTCCTGTAGTGCTTCTTCATATGCTTCTTCAAGACGAGCAGTTTCAGCAACCATTCTTGCGGAAACAGCTGCTTCGAATAGAGTAGCAACATTATCCTTAAATTCTTCTGAAAGATCCTGACCATTGAACATTTCTTCAATGTCTTCCTTGACGTTTAGCTTAGGCATAGCGTCACGAGTCTTTGGTGCAGACTTACCAGTAGCATCGGAAGGCTTCATGTCAAGAGTTGACTGATTAGCGGCTGACTTATCGCCAACGCCATAATCCTTACCTGGACCAAACTGAGACTGAACCTGATTGAAGAAATTGATAAGATCTGACTTACCCATTCCGGCCATTACATTCATAACACCATGCATAGCGCCAAGCTTTGACATTGGGTCTGATGAACGTGCCTTTGGATGTAGTGATGAAGCAGCAAGAGTTTCTTCTGAAACATCATCTTTCTTTTCGTGCTTTTTCTTCTTCATCTTCTTAGAAGACTCTTCGTCTTCTTCCTCTTCTTCTTCCTCTTCGTGCTTTGCTTCAGATACAGCAATATCTTCTAGTTCAACAAAGTCCTCGAGGTCGTGTTCGTTATTAGCCATTTAAATAGTCTCCTATTTTAGAAATTTATTATATTTATATTAATTAGTCTTTTAGAGTTAGGGATGATAAATACTCTTCAAAAATAGCAAGTTTCTTTTCTTCTAACTGCGATTTTGATAGAGTATGAATATACTTCTTTGTTTCATGAAGTTTTTCTTCGTGCCATGTGTTATGAACTGGATCATAGATCCAATCAACATTTTCCATAATACCATTTACAAAACAACCTGGTCCGCTTGGGTCGGAAACGATATCAACTGTAGAAAGTTTAAAGTCTGGTTGAACAACCATAACTCCATTGCTTTCTTTCAAAGATCCCATACCACGAGTAGAAACGCCAAGCTGTCCGCCTGATTCTAGGAGACCACGAGCAATTTCGCCCATAGGCGTTGATGTTATTTTGGCTTTACCATTAACAAAATTACCATCCCAATTAAGTTCTGTGATGATGTGAGAAACGCGATCTAAATTAATTGTCGGACCAGCAGGATGATTTAGTTCGCCGAAAGCTCTTTTTGCTTTTACAACTTCTCTGAGATATCTTTCTACTTCTTTTTCAAGAATGTCTTTCTTATATAGTCTACCATTCTTGTTCTTTTCTTCAGCAGTCATGAAGCGGCCAGTAATGTAATGATGTTTCTTACCGTCTTCGGATCTCTCTGTGATATATTGTGTATCTTCTGTTAATTCGGCGATGAGTTTCATTTTACCCTCTGTAAGCGACTGGTGTTGCTAACATACCAGTTCCTTGAAGTGTGTCTGTTAAATCTTTAACGACAAAGATTGGTGCTGTATTTGTAACTGTTGTGTTAGCGTATACAACTCCGTTAGCATAAGCGATGTTTAAAACAGCTGCAGTAGTTGGATTCACAACTCTACAAAGATTTGCAGTGTTACCAAAATTGTTTGCTGTTGAGATTGCTCTTTCGGCGCCAAGTAATTTAATAAACATTATAGAGTCCCCACATCTAATCTACCAGTAGTATATCCTGCAGCGCCTGGTCCAGTATAATCTGTATTAGTTGCTGTTCCTGACTCTGACTGACCATGCATCTTCCATGCCTTAGCATAAAGAACCTGCATGCCTTTTTCTTTACCGTATTCTTTTACGAAACGTTCTTTGTTGGACTTAATCCACTTTTCAATCTTTGGGTTTTTTGGAGCTACTTCGTTAATAGCTTCTTCTTTAATTTTCTTATCAAGAAGAACCTTCTTACCCTTTTTCATATCCTTTGGTTCTGTACCAGTAGGACAGGCAGCTTCACCATGAACTTCGCACATTACGCCTTCGTTTGTTTGATTACAAGAGGCTTCATAAACTCCATCTTTCTGGAACTTATACTTCGTAGTTTTTTCTGACCCGCCCTTCTTACCCTTGAACGCAGCTTCAGCATCATGAGGATAATCATGAGTTTCAATTTCATGCTTCTTGATGAACTTTACACCATCAGGACCATTCCACTGATAAAGGTTTTTATCGTCGATGTCTGGCGGAGAAACTTTGCTTTTCTTCTGACCAGCTAAAATATCTTTAAGACTCTTCGCCATAATCCTCTTCCTCTGAGTTATCTATTTCTTCTTCAGAATTGTAACCATACATTTGCTGAGCAACAGCAATTTTTTTATCTTCTATAGCTGCTGAGATGCGATCAATAATCAAATCATTGAACGCAGCCTCGAAATCTGTTGGCTTTTGCTCTAGAGCAGCTACAACTAAATCTGTCATTTCATATTTATGATCTGTCATAATAACACCTTATTGTTGTTGAGTTGGTTGCGGAGCGCCACCTGCTTGCGCTCTGCTTACTAAATCTGGATTTTTAGCAATTATTTGCACTGCTGCTTTATACTTGGCTTCGTCGGCCATAGTTCTATTAGCTTTTGGCATTTTCTTCATCTGGTCTACGATGATTTGAGCATTACGTACTTGTTCCATTTTCTGAGCCATTTCAGGATCAGATTCAGTAGAACCTTCTGTACCAGGTTGAAGTTGTTGTTGCTGCTGTTGCAATGCTTCTTGCTGTTGTTGCATTTGAGCTTCGGCTTGTTGTAGTAACATTTCATTGTTTATTACAGTTGGGTTGACCCATCTATAATCGCCTTGCTCCGAAAGTTTATTCTCGATCTTAATATTCTTATCGTTATTGATAATATCTTCATCTGACTGTCGGAGAACGTTTTTACGAACCCAATCGTGAGAATAATATTTACCAATCATATCTTGAACGTTTCTAGCTTGATTAATTCTACCTTCAAGAATTTCAGAATCTTTAAGTTCAGTGAAGTAATTATCCTTAGAGAAATCAAAACGAATATTATCGGAAAATAATTTCCAATCTTCTAAAGTGCAAATACCCTTCAGCACTAATTGTTTTTCTAACATTTTACTGAAGAGATGAGCGAATCTGTTTCTTAGTCTTGTTGTGAACTTAGTAAACTTTAATTCGTCTCTAGTAATTTCAGTAGCTCTACCAACTGAGAATAGAGCATCGGAATTTAATCTTGACACTGGGACGTTTAGAGAGTTTAAGAATTTCTTCTGGAAATACAAAACGTCATCCATCTGTCCTAGTGTCTGACCGCCTGGTAGGGTAGTAACCTCCGTACCTCTACCACCTTCGCGACGAGGAAGCCAATAGTCTTCTAACATAGTCATGAACTTGCGGTCATCTCTGATGTCGCCTGTTTGGGCGTCATAAATTAAACGGTTCTTATGCTTTACCATAATGTCACGAACATACTGCTCGGCCTTCATCTTAGGAAGATTACCAACGTCAATATACCAAATACGACGTTCTGGTGCACGAGCAAGACGATAGATAACTAGAGCGTCTTCTAATGTTCTTAATTGATTGAGAGGCTTAATAGCTTTATGAAGATAGGAAAGAACCATTGTGCCTTGATTGTCTGTTAGACCTGACACAACGTGTAGAATAGAATCCCTAGCGATCTTTAGACCTGTAGTTGATGGTCCCACTGCTTTATTACCAAAGTTAAAACCTTTATCGTTGAAGATAAAATATTCATTAACAGTTTTAGTAACAACTGCATCGCCTGGATTGTTTGCTTGAATCTTTTTCTTTTGGACCTCACGGACTTTACGAATCTTACGTGGGTCGACGTATCTTACTTCTTTAATACCTGCTGATGGGTTCTTGTCATCAATGATTACATGATAATATAAACGACCATCAATATACCAACGACGATAAATTTCGTAAGCATATTTGTTAAATTCAAGAATATTTAAACAATTCTGAAATTCTTCACGAATAGCCTTCTTAATATTATCGTTTACTTTTAGATCTTCAAGATTGATCTTTACAACGTGTTCTTCGTCTATAGCAATAGATTCGTTTACAATTTCATCAACAGCAGCATCGCATTCTGGTTGTAGTGACATCTCACGATATTTTGTAACTAGCTCAGCTTCTGATCTTACTGTACCATCAAGATCAACATACGTGCCAAACGCACCTCCTGCTGAAACGACAACTGCTCCGTCGTCTGAATCTCTCTCTGGAGCAAACGAAGGTAATTCTGGTTCTGGGCGTTTTTTTCTGAATTCGAAGCCGAATAATTCTGCCATTTATTTCTCCAAGTGTAGGAGGGAGTTTCCTCCCTCCAAATAATATAGTGTATTTAGATTATTCCTGCGGACCAGTATTGGTCAAGCCAAGATATGGAGTAATCTTTCCAGAAGTCTTGACTGTAGTACCTTCGTCAACTGGTAACCAATAATCATATGAAAAGTTAACTGTGAACTCTTCAATAGCATTCTGAGTATCCCAGCCAAGACCGATACCGCTTACCTGTGTTGGGAAAGCGCCGACTAGCTGATAAACACGAAGAATTTCGCCGTCCTTACTGAACTGAGTTACGTCAACAGCAAATGCTTTATATTGTTCAAAAGCAGCTTCTGGTAGACGAACGTTAGTCTGCATAGTATTGATAGCGTTGTGCCAAGCTTCAAACATAGAACGAACTGAGAAGTCTTCGTCGTTCATTATTGTGATTGACCAATCAGCAAAAGTTCTTTCGCCAGCAACCTTAATTCTACGACCGAAATATGGAATTTCAATATTAGTAATTGTTGACTCTGGTAATTCCGCTGCTCTACAAGTAAATACCAACTTTCTGAATGCTTCCGGATTTAGCGGAAGTGTTGGAGGTGGAGTTACTTGTACCTGGAATAGAGCAGGGCGAGCTCCGCCCCACTGCATTCCGTTTGCTTTGAAAGAGTTAATATTAAAAGGCATCTATGTTACTCCTTTGAGATTTTTATTATTTATTAAAACTTTCCGATAACTTCAGAGAACTGTACTCCAGAAGGAACAGCTACGAAGTTAAGCTGGATAAAGTTGATGCTTCTCGCAGGTTTGATATAGATATCTCCGACAAACTGGTTACTATCAATAATCTGCTGAGTATTGTTAGTATCGTCACAAACAACATGGAAATCAGTAATACCACGACGGCCCTGAATGGTGCGTAGATATGGGATTACAAGATTACGGAACTGTGCTCTTGTAAACGCATCGTTGAATTCGAACAACTGATACTTAGCAGCAACTGAAATTGCTTTCTCAAGAACGATAAACAATCTACGAACGTTAATACGATCAAAGGCAGATGGTTTAGCCTGTAGGGTCTTATCTCCGAAGAGGATAGTTCCCTGACCTGGGAAAGTAACAACTGGGTTAATACCGTTGCTGTATAGAACATCTCTTTCAGCCTTGCGTGGATTCCATGCTAGCTTAACTAGGTTCTTGATCTGACCACGGTTGAAACCAGCTGGTGACCACCAAGCGTCATTAGTGTTATCTGTTCTTACGCAGATACCAGCGATGTCGCCGTTTAGTGGTACCCAACGATAAAGATCGTTATAACGATCGTACTGATACTTCCAACCTGAATCAAGAACAGCGTAAGAAGTGCTAGTGATAGCTCCTCTCCATGCTCTTAGGTCAGTTGTCTCGTTTCCAACGTTGTTTAGAACTAGAGACTTATCTGGTGAAATAAGAGCAACGCAATCTCTTCTTCTTTCGCAGATGTTTTCGATGATATAATTAGCTAGCTGGAAGTTCTGAACAGTTCTTCCGTTGATTGCAGTAGAACCACCAACTGGCTTGCCCTGTAGAACTAGAGAAATGTCAATATCTTCTGGTGATGCGAACAAGTCGTATGCAGCGCCAAGAATACCTAGCGAAGCGTCGTTTTCGTTTCTACCATCAGCGCCTAGCTGCAACTGAATGCTTGCAGGAGCAGTAGAAGTTGCAGAAATAAGATTTAGTGAGTTGGCAGAAGGAGCAGTGCCACGATCATTAGCCCACCAAATATATTCAGAACTCTGATTAATAACGTCCTTATAATAGTTAAGGGAATTATCAGCATTCTTTGCGTCTGTTGCTCTTGAAACGCCCTTGTAAACTTCTAGGACAGTTCCTGGGGTTCCAGTAAATGCGCCACCATCGTCAACTACTACAACATGAAGCTCGTCGCTTGCAGCAGTATTACCGTTGAATAGGACATAGTTAGACTGACCTGGTGCAGTTTCTACAACATTAAAGAATTCCCAATAACGGTCAACTGTCTGAGTTGTATAGTTTTCACGAAGTCTATATGGGTCTTCGAATTGAACTGATAGAACACGATAGTTAGCTGTTAGAACTGAGTTGGAACCTGGAGTTGCAACAAGATCAATTTCAGTTCCAAAAGGATTATTAGAAAGCTTTAGGCCGCTAGAGTTAGCTTGAATAACATGATAACTTGTACCGTTAAGCAGACCGTTAACTTCTGATTCACCAGCACTGTTAGCATACACAACAATATCGCCATTAGTAAATGGATTACTTGGAACAGAAATAAAGTTAATGTTGCTATTTACTGCAGTGTTTCCTACGAAAGTGGTGACTGCAGTAGTATTAGCAGCGATAGTCGAAGATCTAACCTGTAGATACTGAACACCAAGAGTGCTATTACCAGCAAGAATCTGATCGCCAACAGCAATCTTTGAGATTACTGAGTTTGTAACAGCGTTAGTTGAACCTAATACCTTCATGGTAGCTACGTTAGAACCAACTCTGAATTCCATAACAGCGTTAGCAGTAATACCAGAACCAGCAGTGTTAGCGCCGAATAGAGGAATTGCAGAATTGAAGCTATCAGCGTTATCGCAAACTGCAACTCTTAGAGAGTTACCAATTGCACCTGGGAACTTAGCAACATAAACAACGTCTGTATCGAAAGTTCCATCTTTCTGAGCATAATGAGTTTCGTTCTTAACAATCTGATTAACAAGGTTAGCTGCCTTGGCTACAGTGTTTGAAGGATCAAATCCAACAGCAGTATATACTGTTTCAGGACGCCCGAAATAGAAATTTACGTTAGTGAATGAAGAAGCTGTGTTCTTGTTCATCACAATATGTGAAGAATTCTTTGAAACAACTATGAACGAAGCTACGTTACCAGTAAGAACGCTATTGTTTCCTACTTGAGTTACATACATACCAACTGTAATGGCTGATGTATCGCCAACGTTTAGAATGCTATTTGCACCACCTGCAGCGTTTGCTGAAACAAATGGAGTTGCGCCTGAAGTGTCAGCAGCACGTGCTACATATAGGCGATTAGCGTAAGATAGGAAGTTGGCTGCTGAGAACCATGTCTCGGCGTTGAAGTTTGTTGGTTTACCAAATCTAGAAACGAGACTATTCTCAGTGTCTACTAGAATTCTCTCTCCTACTGGACCCCAACGGAATACGCCAGCGATAGCACCGTCGCTAGTAGCGACTGATGGAACCACTGTAGTTAGGTCGATTTCAGAGACATTTACACCTGGACTTAATTGGAAAGCCATTTTTTTCTCCCTTTTTTAGGATGTCAATTAAATGTTTTTTGTATTTATTATTTTTTACTTTTAGACCGCTAGTTTCATCCTTACAAAGAGAGCGTTTATAGTTATTTAGAAGTCTCTTGGTGTATCCCACATCCAGCTGTCAGGGACATATCGTTCGTATTCTTCTTCAATAAAGTCATCTCGACCTGAATCCACAAATCCAAATGGAGCCAGATCTTGTTCTATATCTTCTTCAGTTTTATCTCTCAGAGACATGAGGGTGTTAATATTAGTATAATCTTTAAAATACTGTTGGTCCGAAAGCCAAGCAAATAGAACCAAACACATAACCAAGTCGTCGTGTTTACCAGGTTCTGCCTCGAAAGATTTGCCTTTCTTAGAAAAAGTTCCCAGTTCGCTGATGGTATTAATATCTCTGACCACCATTTGGTTCTGTTCTACTAAAAGTTTTAGAATAGAACAACCTATGGATTTAACAATTTTAGTAGTTCTGATACCCTTATCTATTGATCCGCCACCAAACCCAGTCGTAATTCTTTTACCAGATCTTCCTGCATTTTCAGTGAACAGAACGTTCTCGTAACCAAAATCATAGTTCAAAGAAGTTGATACTTGTTCGCCAATATCGTTTACTTCGACGAGAACTGAAGCGTTATTATAGGCTTTGGCTGTTCTGTAAATAATGTCAGCATAATCCAGTGGAGTAATGGCATTGTTTCTGTAAACTGCAGCTTGTTGGTATGGCATACGAGTGACATCCATAAGCTGAAAGGCAGAATAATCTAATCCCTTACCCCTAGAAACGTCGCATACCATCATATAAACATGATCTTTTTCTGGATGAGCGAACTGAGTTAAACCGTCTTTTTGTAAGATTGGGTTACTAGAAACTAGCTCTTTAAGCTTCCAACCAGCAATCAGAGTTCCGGAAGAACCTAAGAATTCGCAGTTATATTCCTGATCAAACTTTTCGTGATCAAAGTTCATACCTGCTAAGGTTTCGGCTTTCCACTTTTCGTCTCTTCCTGGGACGCTAGTCCAGTGCACTAGGATAGGATGGTAACCATTTTGACCTTTTTGAGCGTTCGCCCAAGTAGCGTGAAAGTGGTTCAAACCATTAGGCGTAGAAACTAGGATAATCTTAGATTCAAGGCCAGAAGAAATAGTAGGATAAACTGAGGTGAAGAACTCGTCCCAGTTATCAATGAAGGCCGCTTCGTCGATGAATAGAAGGTTGATAGTATAACCACGGATGGCAGAACCAGAAGTAGCAGCAGCCAAAACACGACTGTTGTTTTCTAGAACGAATGAACCTTTGTTCCACTCGACCACGCCCTGTTGTAGCCATTTTGGTAAGTGTTGGTAAGCCAACTGAACTCGACCAAGAATTTCTCGAGCCGTATCGCCCTTATTGGCTAGAAGAGCAACGGTTTTATCAGGATGGAAAATGATATACCAAAGAATGAAAGCGCAGGTTGTAGTTGACTTACCTGCCTGTCTTGCCGTTGTAACGATTGTATAACGATTATCCTTGAAGGATTTAACCATATCCTTCTGATACTCATACATGTTAAAGCTAGTAAGACCCTCATTAATAGAGATGATCTTCATATAGTTTTCAGTAAAATAAACGGGATCTTCTTGACACTTGACGTACTCCTGAACGAGTTCAGGAGTCCATTCGATGTTTTGATTAGTCTTTTTTAGAAGAACATTACCCTTATAACCACCAACCAAATCATTCATTATTCTTCATATCCTTAAGAACTTTTTGAAGTTCTGCAGTAGAACCAACGAACAAATTGTTATTGATAGTTTGGGCTTTATCGTTGATTGGGGAATCTTTAGCGTCAATCTCACGGATCTTAGTTTGGAGTTCTAAGAGATCTTTGTTGGTATTTACTATGGTGTCCATGAGTTTAGCCAACACTTCAAACGCACGTGGGTGTTGAGACTGAGTAGCTATTTCTGTTAGCGTATCCATTGCTTCTTTACCAGTTTGAATAACTTCGTAAAGATTTGCTCTAGCCGCCTCGAAATCATTCTTTGCTGAATCATCATGAGCTTGAGCTAACATTTTTTCTATTTGTAATTCATGTTGTAAAGGAGCAATGCCAAGAGCCTTGCCAATAGGATCATCATCTTTTTCTGTCATTCTATCTCATCTGCGTCATAAATTTGAGTTATAAATCCGAAATCGTCATCAACTTCAATTTGAGCGTAAGGAAGAGTTCCTGTATTAGCATTAGGCCCACCATAATAATTTATAGGATTATTGTTTGCATCTAAGCCAGGTTGAACTGTAATTCTTTCTTCGATAGGCGAAATACCTCTGCCTTGAGCAGCAGTGTTTGTTGATGGTATATAAAAATTACCTTTAACAAACTTAATAATGTTAGAAGATTTTACTGGCCCGTAGAGATAACCCTTTAATACAAAATCAAGCTGCCAAATGATAGCTCTTCTTTCGGTATACTGACCATCATAATTATCAGTGTAACCTATGTTATTTAGGATGATAGGAATATCCATAGTAACGTTTACTTCAGGAATAAGGTTACAAGTCGTAGTCCAATCAGGAGTAAAATAAGGTAAAATCTGTTCAATAATCTTAGTTCCATCTTCAGCATTTTTAGCATACACATAAACTTTAAATTCTATGTTATAAGGAACAGGATTATACTGATACTTGAACTTATTAGCTGTAGTAGCATCACGCACAGAAGCTTTTCCGATTGTGTTTAATTTTCTAGAACCGTCATAAACCATTTTACCCATCTCAAAAGAAATCATAGGTAAAGGAGCTACGGCGCTCTGAGAGTCCAACGCTGGATCTTGTTTAATACGTGCCAACATTTTATCTTTTGGGGCATAAGTAATTGGAACTTGCATAAGAGATGTTACTTCGCCAGCTTTATTTGTTCTTGTAATGCGAATTTGATTGAGCAAAGTTCCCATTAAAATAACGTATTTACGAATAAGGCCGAAGTAAAAAGGTGATCCAAACATTTATATTTTTCCTTCGCTGAATGGATCAATAGAACTAAAGTCTACGAACAAATCAGATTCTTGTTGTATCTCTTCGTTATCTGCAGCTGGTACCAAATCATCCATTGAAGAATTTTCTAGAACAATATAATCACCATCTTCGGTGACAATCTTTTCATCTAGTTGGTTTTTGATAGTCCAGTAAAGAACGTTAGTGTCAAACTTTTTCTGAATAGAATCAATTTCTGGTATACCTGTTGAGAAGGTTTCGCCAGAGTATTCAAATACTTCGCAGGTCATTTCCCATGTTTGTAAAGCGCCAAGCTGATAAAACATCTCATACTTGTTTACAAACTTAATCTGAAACCCTCTTTTGTTTAAAGGAAAATAAATTATATCTCCTTCATTAGGTCTTATTTGGGTTGTAAATTCTCCAACTTCTTCGTTGAATCTTCTTCTAGATACAGAGAACACAACTTGATTGCGTATTTCAACACCAAACTTAGACAGAAATTCTTGATCTCCGCCAAAACCATCAATAGATTTGATATACATTTCTATTGGATATGCAATCTCATAAGAAGATTGATCGTCAGCACCATAAACGTCGTCGTAATTGTTTAGTTTACGTGGCAAATAATAAACATCATGTCCATATAGGCGAATTGATTCAACGATAAGATCTTCAATCAACAGCTGTTCTTGTGAAGCCTGAAAATTATTAACAAAAAAATTAGTGGCCACGTTTAATCTCCCAATATTTTTTTCTGGCTTCTGACATTTTTTGTTTAGTTTCTTCTGATTTAGGAGATCTGTTTTTTCCTATCCTGTTTAACGACATTTTATTCTTTGAATCTTCAGAATGTTTTCTGCCCAACATAGGGTTACGTTCTCTATCGTAGGAACCGTTAGCTTTTCTGGTAGAAACCATTTTTTTAACGCTTTCTTCGGATAGACCTTTTTTATTTCTTTCTGATAAATCTAATCTAATTCTACCAACATGTTTGGACGCTATTTTTCTTTTGGTCTCTTCTGTATGTTCTTTTAAATAAAATTTATTATCGCAATTGCGCCTATTATAAAACTGTTCATCAAGTGCTGCATTTACAGACTGTAAAATTTTTGCTTCCAAATTTCTTACATCATCAAAAGACCCTTCAGCAACAATCTGTCTACTAAAATCTTCTGGTCTTTTATTATACTCTTCTATCATATATTTACTAGAACAAATATATCCATCATCGATCGAACCCTTGTGGGATCCAACGTATAACATATTAGTTTTCTTATCTGTCCAACAGTAAACGAAAGCTTTCATATATTTCTAACCAATCATATCCGTAGCTGGTAATGAGTAGCTGTAAATCATTTCTTTTTCTAACTGTTCTCTTTCGTTTGTAGCTTCATCATAAATTCTTTGACCGTTGAATTCTAGACCACCAGGAAGTTTCATACCCTGAAACTTTTTCAAATTCTGACCCCACTGCTGCTTTATCAAACAAGCAGCATAACGCTGTAACCAACGATCATTCCATGCATCAACATATACATCAGGATCTACAACCTGGTACGCTTCAACAATCAAATAGTTTCCTACTGCAACTTGATCCCATGACATATCGATGTATAAACGGTTTATGTGTCGATTATATCTTAGCGGCTGTTGACCAACCAGCATCTGTTCGAGGAATTGAACATGATTCATGGCCATGTAATATGGAACCATTGACACTGATGTCAAAGTATAAAGGTCGTTTAGTGCAATCTGGTATCGAATATTAAAAAGATTGTTTAGACCAAGAGCAGAACCTAGCGGAAATATATTTACTGCGCCAATAATATTCTCAGGAAGAGTAATATACTTGTTAGCTATATCAGTTGCATCAATTTGTTTTTTATAATATGTCTTTTCGGAACCATCGAAATGATAATCCCAATACCAACGAAGAGCTTCGTCGATACGATCAGAAACTTGATCGTCGTCAACATTAATCTCAATGACTGGTTTACCCAATCTTCTCAAGCAATGTTCAGCGAATTCTGTTCTTGTTGTTGGGACTGCCATTTTGCTCTCTTTTGTTTTAAGTATTTAGATTATTAGATTCGAACCATTCTAATTTATCGTTATCCCAACCGTAAAGTTTGCCATCGGTTGGATAAGGAACTGGTGGAATCCACTGTCCTGTAGTTTCGTTTAAAGTCCAAGTATCAGAAAATATAAAAATACTTTTGGTAAACTTTATCTTTTCTTCTTTTTCAATTTCAGTTAACGGTCTAACATTATGAACATCTTGCCAAAACCCATTAACTTTTTCATAAGTTGTACCTACAAATGTTTCTAAAAAGTTAACAACAGGAGGAGCGATACGTATAAACTCTTCTAAACCATCTGGTGGATTGTCAGGGTCAAAATCTTTAATTAACTGAGATAAATTTTCTGCTGTGTATGGATGTTCAAAAGGGTTTCCCTCCACTACTCTTATAAAACAACGCATCATAATCTCCTTTATGAATAAGTAAAGTATATAGCTCCAGGAGCACCTAGCTGACCGTTTGCTCCAACGCCAGCATAACCAATACCTCTTGCACCAGCTGCTCCTACTGTATAGGTATAAGATGTTCCCCATTCAGGATAACCAGCTGTAGCAGCATACGTCCAAGTCTGAGTAGTTTTACCACCATTACCACCTGTACCACCTTGACCATACGCAGAATAACCGCTGGCTCCGCCTGCAGCGCCACCGCCAGTTGTTACAGTTCCTCCAGAACCACCACCAGCAGTTCCTACAGCACCAAAGTTACCGAATCCATCTTGGCCTCCACCACCACCGCCTCCGTTAGCAACAACGTTAGTTGTACTGAAAAAAGTAGTAGCTCCGCCAGCACCACCTGCTGTACCTCCTCCATAAAATAGCCAGCACTGTCCGCCGCCGCCACCTCCGCCGCCTCTACAATCAGCAGTCAAATACTGATAAGGAGGTGGAGCGTATGAGTATGTGCCAGGCACTGTTTGACTTGCAGTTCCAGAAGCTGGTTTGTTGTATGCTTGTGATAAAGATATCTGCCCGCTTGGTATTCCCAATAAAGTTCTAACTTTAGAATCGTTTAAACTTACAACAGTGCCAGAAGCGCCTTTTGTAATGGTTCCAATGTCATTTAATGATATCGTACCAGATGCTGGTGTTGGCATTATCTATTGCTCTTTAGTTGGTCAATCTCAGACTTCAATTCTTTGATTGCCTCAATCAACAAAGGAATAATCTTTTCATATTGAACAGTGAGATAGTTCTCTCCAGACTTAGAGTATTCAACACCATGCTTGACATCGATATCAAATGGTGCCTGCTTGACAGCCATTGGAAGAACTTGTTCGATTTCCTGAGCAATAACACCAACCTGAGTTGACTTGTCTGTGTAACCATAAGACGCTGCAATGTCATTGCTGTTATAAGTCACGCCGCTGATCATTGAAACCTTTTCAAGAGGATTATCTATTTTCTTGATATTTTCCTTGAGTCTCTTATCAGAATAGTAAGCGGTGATATTGTTTGTGGCACGAATTTCACCAGCAATCGCAGAAGCAGCAGTACCAACTCCGATTGAATTAAACTGAGAATTCTGGGTGGTGCTAGTAAACGTTGTAGCAGAACCAGCAGTAGTTGCTGATCCAGCAGTAGTAGCAGATGTAGCAGTAGAGGCAGTTGTGGCAGTAGCAGCATTACCGGAAATACTAATACCCCAAGTTCCAGAAGCACCAGTTCCTGTTAATGAAGGAACACCGATTTCTGTTAGCGACCAAGAAACTGCTGCTGAACCGTCAACTGATTTGGCAGTACCACCAATTGTGATTGATCTTGCAGTTCCCCATGTAGCTGTTGTAATATTAGCGGAACCATTAAACGAAGTACCGTTAATATTTCTAGCAGTTTGTAGAGTTGTAGCAGTTCCAGCATTGCCTGATGCATTACCTGTAATGCTGATGCCCCAAGTTCCGGAAGCGCCAGTTCCTGTTAATGTTGGCGAATAAGAATTATAATTGCCCGAATTAAGATAAGTTACCCATGCGCCAAATGCGCCATTTTGAACGTTACGTGTTCTAAGGGTATTGGCATTATCTTCCCAACCCCATGCAACCTGGACGCCCCAAGTGCTTGAATTATTATTGTGCCTAAAGTTTTCTTGAAACCACCAAGAACCACCAGGACCACCAGTAGAAGTACCTGTAGAAGTGTCGCCTCTTAGGTTCATGCTTCCAGCTGGAGTATTTGCGAAATCTGTATTCCAATTTGAAGCGAATGATTGTGTTGTGTTTATAGAATATGTAGCAGTAGTTGCTGTTCCTGCGTTTCCAGTTACGTTGATTCCCCAAGTACCAGAGGCATCGCCACCAGTTCTAGTAGGAACATTAAGCGAACCACGCATACCAGCAGCATCGTTCTTACGAACAAAATCATCATAAGAACTATAAAATATAGTATCTCCGGTTCTTGATGAGGAAGCGTGAGACATGTTCAAATATTGACTGTATAGATAAACGCCAAATAAATGACCAGAACCATCTCTTAGAGCAACAGTTGATCCAGTAGCTGTTGAAGCTACGCCATAACCAGCAACAGTTGCAGCATTACCAGTGATACTAATACCCCAAGTACCAGAAGCTCCAGTACCTGTTAACGAAGGAACACCGATTTCTGTTAGCGACCAAGCAACACCACCAGAACCATCAACCAGCTTACCTGTGTTTCCGATAGTTAAGGTTCTAGCAGTTCCCCAAGAAACAGTAGTAATATTAGCAGAACCATTAAACGAAGTTCCGTTAATTGTTCTAGCAGTAGTTAAAGTTGCAGCTGAACCTGAAATATTAATACCCCAAGTTCCTGATGCATTACCGCCTGTTAGAGTTGGTGCGTACGAGTTATAGTTTGATGAGTGAAGTAGTGCGGACTGCGAACCGCAACCAGTAATATCGAGTGTAACACCACGGAAACTTCCAGCACCTTCAAATATACGAATTGCATTTGAAGCATTATCAATGATGATATTGCCTGCTAGTGTTGAGTTAGTCGCTTTTTCAAATGTAATTTCTGCGCCTTCGTTAGCGTTATCTTGCTTACGAACTGTGAAACCAGCAGGAACACTAACTGCGCCTGTTGAAGTTAATCCAGCAAAAGTAGGAGAAGCAGTAGTTCTTACATCTTGATTTAGAGGGTACTGAGTAATATTAAGAGAATTGATACTCCAGTTACCAGAAGCATTCGTTTGAACTGCAGAAGTAAGGTGAGAAATTGATGCTTTACGATAAAACCCGTCAGCAGCATTAGTAACAATTACTTGCGAAACTGCTGGATTTTCTCCACTAGCTGTATTACTGTTAATGTAATTGAAATAAGCATAATTACTAGCATCTCTAACAACTATAGTGTTCATAAAAGCAGAAGTAGAGGCGCTATAACCATCAACAGTCTCAGCATTACCAGTAATGTTAATGCCCCAAGTACCAGAAGCTCCTGTTCCGGTTAGCGTTGGAGAATATGAATTATAATTACCAGCGTGAAGAACCTGATTACCGCCTTGAGTGATGGCGCCAGTAGCGTTCAGAGTTCCGGAAACAGCTAATTTTGAAGAAGGATTCGAATCTCCAATACCAACATTACCGCCTAATAAAACGGTAACTGCTGTTCCTAATGTTGTGTTATTTGCTCCGGTAACTAAACCGTTTTTTACTCTGAAATCTAAAGTCGCCATGGTTCCCTATCCCCTATGGTATTTTTATTATTTATTCTTTTTATTTCCCTTTGACCAAGGAAATGTATCTTCTACTACAATTAGTTTCTTTTCTTCTATTTGTTTGGCGATAATGTTATTAACATGATCGTCTAAAGATTCAGAAACAAACATCTTTACCCATTTAATAACATCTGCTTCTTTTAACTTATTATAAGGCAGAAACTTATAATTATCTGGGTATGTAACAGTTTTTGGATCTAACAAACCTTCGAAAGAGCCTTCATGGCCCTCTTCGTCGACGCCTCGTTTTCTCCATATAACTTCAGTAATTATATCTTCGTCTTTATCGTTTTTCTTGTATTTCAGAGAAACAATAGACCAGTCATATTTGATAGTCATTTTAAGTATTACTTGTTGATGTATTAGTTACAGGTGCTGTATTACTTACAGCAGTATTAGTAACAGGAGCCCATGGTAATGGTGGCTCAACGATTGGATTTTTCTTTTCGTTGATCTGTTTTAGAATTTGACCATTAACGTGATCTGCATAATTACCAACAACAACTGCTTGAATCCATGATAGAACATCTGCCTCTGTCAAATCTTCGAAAGGAATAAATGATGTGCCGGCAGGCATGTTATTGAGAGGAAATGGAGTGGCTCCACTAAAAGTTCCTTCATTACCGTTTTCATCAGTACCAATTTTCTTCCAATAAGTCTGAACGACTATATCAGGAGTATCGTTGAAAGTTGTGGTTTTCATACCAGTAACTTCCCAAGTGTATGTAATAGCCATAATTTCTATCTCCTTTAATGCGATATTTTATATTTAGGTTGAATTATAACTTTGCTGCGTCAATGAAAAACTGATCAATCTGTTGAGTTGACCAACCTAAAGCGTTGCCAACAGCATTAGTGAATGGATGATTTCTCTCAAATACTGTTGCTCCTGCTAACAACATTGTTGCTGCAAACTTTTCAGACGAATTTTGTATTCCATCAACAATACTTTGAAGAACTGTTGGAATTGTGCCAGTCTGAACAGCGGCCAATGCTTCTGCTTGTGAAATAACACCAAGTATAGCTGCCTGTTGAAAAAACTGACGATCTGATATTGTCGAGGGAACAGGAAGTAACTCTGATTCTGGTTCTTCTGGTGTATTACCTTCAGATAACCAAGTTTGATATTCTTCCCATTCTGTTTCGTTTTCAGGACCGATGATTGCTCCATCGGTTAGACGAACTACAGCTTCAGTATCGTTTCTAGATTTATAATTGAGTGTCATTAGTTCCATCCCCAAATTTGAATAACGCCAGTTGAAATATTACCAGATGACATATAGACCTGAAGACCTGTAATCGTTGTAGTAACATTCAAAGAACCTGTACCCCAACATCTACAATATCCTGCAGTGCTTGAATCTAAACCTCCGGAATCGACTATGTATTGTTTGAAACCAGTTGCTTGGTTAGCGTTTGTCAATAAAACTGTACCCGTAAATCCATTACTTGCTGTATTAGAAACTCTGTTACCTGCTGAAAGATCAACATAAGTTGTGGACGCTCCTGCTGTTGAACCTCCTGTGTTGAACACAGCAAGATAGTTTAGATAATTTGCTGCTTGATACGAACCATTACTATAAAACTGTAATCTTAGATTCGTTGATGTTGTTACAGGAACGATATTTGTGAAAATAATTTCATAATATCTATATCCGCTTAGTGCTGTTGTGGAAAGGGTTGCAGAATTTGATGCTGTAAGAGTTGCAATAAGAGTCTTACTGCCTGTTCCGACAACAGTTAGATTGTTTAGTCTTGTGGTGCTGTTAGGGTCTACATAATAGTTTGTATCATCAAGATCGTAATGTATATTAGAACGTGATTGGTTGGTCATATATGTAATAGAGTTTGGTAAATCGACATACCAACGATATGAAGAAGCTGACCATCCACCAATACCAAACACTCCATCAGCACGAAGATGCATATGAGCACCATATGTGCCCTGACAGTGAAAAGAAATAGCAGCAAGATTTGAATCGCCAGTACCACCAGCGTTCATAATTTCTAAGCCAGTAACATTACCAGTAGTTGCAGAACCTGCGTATGGTCCAATTCTAAAATGCCCTGCTACTTGACTACCACCATTGGGGTTCAAATAATAATTTGTATCGTTGCTATCATAGAAGATAGGTGTTCTTATATTAGAATAATGCCATAGATAATCTGTCGTGATGTGTGCTAAATGTGTTAAGACAGTGCTTGTCTTATGATAGAACCTGAAATCACCACCCCAATCACTAAATGCCATAACATCAGCAATAGTTGTCGCAGGAAAAGCGCCAAATGTTGATGGATAACCACGGAATGTAATATCATGATATCCATCAGAATAACCAGCTCTTGCCCATAGACCACCGACATCTTGAAGAGACAATGAACTTAGTAGAGAAGTTCCATTGCCATTAACATAATATGCAGTATTATCCCTATCATAGTAAATAGGAGAATATGCAGCACCAACAGAAGAAAGAGTACCACCAAAAACAGCATCGTTGTTTGTGAGATTTATGGTGAGAGGCCATTGAGAATTAACTTGCGCCCAAGTTTCTGTATCAACGCCGCCTCTAAGAACGTATAACAAATTAGAATTACAATGAATCATTGCTGAATTATGATCTGTATCTCGTAAGAAAATTGTTGGCGATGTTCCTCTAAGAACAAAATCATTACTAGTCCAACGACTAATAGTATCATCAGAATCGTAGAAGATTGGTGCTCTTGCAGAACCGCTTATTTGCGCAAATCCACCACCGCTTGCTATGTTGACTCTAGTATTACCTCTATCCCAAGCAATAATGCCTCCGCCAGAACCAGAATATAATCCCCAGAATGTAGAGTTATTGAATAGATAAGCAGAGTTTTGACCAGTGAAATTAGCAATTAACTGACCTTCTGTAGCTGTTGCTGCTGTTGCAAAACTATTAAGCGAAGTGGATCCTAGATTGGCTATTTGACTATTAACAATAGTCAACAAACCAGCACCAGAAAGGGTTAGGGCGAGCGTAGTTCCGCCATACCATTTGAACTGCGCTCCAGTATTAATTACAGAATTCCATAAAGTGTTATTCTCAATACCAATAGCATAATCAGCAGCAGAAGCGGCAAGAGATGGATATAATACTAACTTGGTTCCAGCAGAACGAGTAGTAAAAGTTGGAGCAGCAACGCCAGCAGTATTCCAAGTGATATAGTTGCTTGTAGCATTATTAAATTGAATGGCGTCAACACCACCAGATATGATAAGATCAGTGGGAATACCTACATACGAACCTGCAACAGTTGTTATCTGCGAAGTAGAACCAAGAACAAATGGTCCTCCATCGTTTCTTATAACAACAGCATTATTACCACCATCAGTATTTCTTGTAGAACCGTTAACGAATGCAACAAGTTTAGTGCCACCATCGTTTGCTGCTGACATGATATTGTTGTAGGATGCTGCTCCTGCAACGTCGTTGATATGTAATGCAGAAGTTGTTCCGGACCATAGCGATACTCTAGTTAATACTGATGTACCATTAGGATCAGAATAATAAGCAGTATTATTACTATCATAAAAGATAGGCGCTCTGAAATCGTTACTTGTTCCAAAGGTACCATATCGATCTAGATATGCTGTTCCGGTATACGAAACGTTTGCTCCAGCAACACCAATCGGTGCAGTGAGAAAACTAATGTATCCATCGGAGCTATCTACAGAGAATGAGATAGTAGCAGCACCACTATTTGCACTGTTGTTGATATACTTTAGCGAACCATCCATGTAGTTACCTGCACGGAAGTTCCAGTTACCACCACCATCGTTTGATGTGATACGCTTGTGCTTGGTGGACTGGAAAGTTATGACGCCCCAATCAACGTAGAGACCACCAAAATTCGACCAATCGTTAGGATTCATATAGTAAGCAGTATTGTCACTGTCATAGAAAATAGGCGCTCTGAAATCGCCAGTAGCGTTTCCTGTACCACTAACTGTCAATTTTTGAGTCGGGCTTTGAGTTCCTATTCCAACGTTACCACCAAAAGCAGAAATACCTATATCACGTTTTGTGGCAGAATTTGTTGGATCAAACGCTTCTATACTAGCAGAAGTTGCGTTTTGACTATAAATTGCAATCGTAGATTGGGTATTTGTTGAACCACCAAGCCAACTAGTACCAACAACTTGAAAATTTGTCGAGGGTGAAATTGTTCCTACACCAACGTTGCCGCCGCTAAGAAGGGTGATTCTATTAGACGCATTTGACCTAATATAAAAAGGAACAGCGGTATCTGTACCTACGCTGCCAGCGGTACCATCAAAGTTGAGTGTTCCCCATTGTACATTTTGTGCAGCATTTGTGAATTGTAGAACGGCATTGACAGCCGATGTTCCACCGCCGGGATAAATTCGAACACCATAGTTACCACCACCGGTTCTAGCAATAATACCAAGACTATCAATTGTATGTAAACCTGCAAAAGTAGCAGCATTCAAAACGGACGTTCCTGCGCCGTCAATATAGTAACCAGTATTGTCGCTATCGTAGAAGAGTGGTGATCTTACAGAACCTGCCGCTGCCGTATAAGTTCCGCCAAGTGATATGACTTGAGGAGAATTACCAGTGCGTGTTACAGTTAACCAATTTACCGCCGCTGTATATGTATCATTGACTGTTCTAAAGTTTAATGTACCATCGCTTCCTGAGTATGTATCCCAAAACTTATTATTAGCTGCTGCGCTATCATGCTGCCAAATGAAAACGCCGCTGTTCAATATTCTATATTGATCTGAATATATTGAACTAAATCTAGAAGCGGATGCAGCATCAACATAAAAACTTGTATTATTACTGTCATAAAAGATAGGAGAACGAATATCGACATATCCAGTAATACTACCACTTGAAGCGATTCTCATTGCTTCAGTGTAAGCCGCACCAGCAACAGTAAATGACATTGCTGAATCTGAGTGTAAACCTAAACCAATATTTGCTTTATGGAATAAAGTAGGTTTACCTGTTACTGAAGGAGTTGTTCCTGCACCATTTAGAACAATCTGCGCTGTTCCTGGACCTGATTGATTATCCCCGCCATCTCCAACAGTAAACCTTACTGATGCTGTAGCGGAACCTATACGCACATTACCATTAGAAGACAAACGCATTTTTTCGGTACCATCAGTATACCAAACTTGAGCTCCGCCTGCTTGCGTAGTAAATTCCATCTGATTAGTAGAAACACCAATACCATAATGACTAGAGCCGTCAGTCCACACACGAAGTTTTGGTGCGCTGCCAGCACTGCTGTTGTATGTGCCTCCTATATCAATTACATCTGGAGTTGCTGTTGATGTTGAAGTAATAGTTCCTATTGATAGTTTGTTACGAGGTGAGGTAGTTGCAATACCAATATTACCATTAGAAGGTATTACTAAGAAACTTGAACCAAGAGTAATTGTACCCGCATTACCTGCAGTATCTATTAAAAGATTACCGCTTTCTGTTCCCAGTTGCGAAGCAGATACTTTGCCGTTTACATTTAATCTAGCCGAACCAGTAGAAGACGTTCCGACTCCGACAGTTCCATTAGCGGCAACAAATAAAGCAGTCGCAGTACTATTAGCAAAAATACTAGCAGTATTTGCATTTATAGAAGTGTTTACTGTGGAATTACCAACAAATAAGGTCATTGAATCTCTTCCAGTTTAAATTTGAATCTTTTTCCGTTTTTGTTATTTATAATGTAGAGATCGTTTTCGCCTTCTTGGATTGTCCAGTTACCAGTAGTCTTATCAACGTCATTACCTTTTGAGTTTTCGTTAGAAAGATGTAAGTCGCCTGTATAGATGTTTGCCCATCTCATAGTAAGCGAACCTAAATTATAGGTATTGTCTGCTCCTGGAAGAACGTTACCAGAAGCATCGATTGATAATCTTCCAGTTCCTCCAGTATGGAAAGTTAAAGTGGAACCACCAACTGTTAAAGGTTGATAAGAAGCGTAGCCTGTATTATCTACTCCTTCAACAGAACAACCTCCTGTACCTGTTACAATTCTTACAGCCTTCGTAGCTCCTGCAAAATAAGCAGGAACGCCATCAGCTGCTGAAACTACTAGTCTAGAATTTGTTGTTGTAGTACCGATAGCGACGTTACCGCCAGTATCGATTCGCATTTTTTCAGTACCGCCTGAAGCAGTAACAAAAATAAGAGGATAATTACTAATTGTTCCCAGATAACCAGCAGTAGCAGTGGGATTTAATTGAATAGAAGAAACAGAACTACCAGTTCCATCTATTCTAAGAGTAGCGTCTGTTCCAGAAAGATGAAGTTTTGTTGATGGAGAGGCAGTTCCACATCCAACATTACCGTTAGCAGCAACATATAATGAATTAGTCGGAGCTCCTGTACCAACAAAAAACGGAGCAGTCCAAGTAGAAGAATTTGCAACATCTGGAACTGATCTGATTGTAAAATTATTAGAAAGAGCGCTCAGAGCCCAATCGTCGCCATCAGTTTCTCTTAGATATAAAACTGGTCCTGTTCCTGACACTACTAACTTAGTATTATATGCTAAATCTGTAGTAAAGTCTGTGGTTCCTACGCTAAAAGAACCTGCAGTTGAAACTGTGTCAGCAAAATAACCAGTACCGCTAACTGATAATTTATGCGAAGGAATTCCATTAGCAACACCAACGTTACCATTGGAGCTTAACAACATAACTGTAGTGCTATTAGCGCCTAAAGATAAATTTTTCCCATCTCTGGCCCAAGCCAGCATGGTAGTACTGTCGCCATATCCAACAAATCCAACGCTTTGTGAATTTGCATACATATAATCAGTAAAACCAGTTCTAGTATCTCCTTGGGATATATTAACCCAACCAACAGAAGCAGCGCCACGATTGGTAATTATTCCAGCTACATCAAGTTTTTGAGATGGAGAGCTAACGCCAATACCAACATTACCACCATTAATGTAATTTATTCCTGAAGCTCTTAGTATAACATTTGGTGTTCCCGCTAAGTTTAAAGATAAAACACCATTGTCGTTTGTAGCAGACTGACCATAGAGTTTAGCAAACTCATAAGTACCATTCTGCATCGTAAGACCGTTAAATTGTGTGGCCGAATTCATACGAATCATACCGGCAACATCTAATAAATTGCTTGGTGAATTAGTTCCTATACCAACATTACCTGCAAAAAAGTTATCAGCAGTGCCGCCAGAGTAAACATTCCAACGACCAGTTCCACTAGGAATATCACTACGAAATCCGTAGTTATTAGTTGCTCCAGTAAGAGATGATGCAACATAAAACCCAGACTGACTTGTTATAGTTGCAGACGCACCGTATGTTGCTTGTCCTGCAAGAAAATGATACAAATTAGGTAGAGTAAATACTGCGTTTGCAACAGAAGGATAAGAAGCAATATTAATAAAATTTGTCGTCGTTGATGACGAAATTAATTGCGCCGCTTGTAAAGTTCTAGCCGCAGCGACAGCAGGAGCATTACCGCCAAACAACATAGAAACTGAACCTGTTGTTGTAGTTCCAACAGATATAGTTCCATCAGATGCGATTCGCATACGTTCGGCGTTATTTGTATAAAATGTTATGGGAGCAGCTTCTATTGTCTTTAATCCTAACTGCCCTGTACCACGATGGCTAATTTCAGAACCGCTATTTGCTCCAACATTGTCTCTAATGATTCTTAAACCATAATCGGTGTAAGTATCGTCACCTATAAAATCAATAAGAGCGTAACGATTTCCGGTCCCTAATCCATTGACCTCAATTGAACCGCTTGCGAAACGATTGTTCAATATTCTTGTTTCGCCGTTTACCTCTAACTTATACCCTGGTGTTGAAGTTCCAATACCAACATTACCATTGGCAACAAAATATGTTCCAGTTCCGATAGTAGCTGTATTAGTAGAAACTACCAAAGAAACAGTATTAGTCATAGTGGAATTAGCAGTAAATGAAGTTCCTACTGTATGACTAGCAGCGTTAACTGTTCCTGTATGATACGCTCCTGAACCATTAGCAACAAACCAGTTAGTGCTTGTATTACCAGCAAAGTATGTATTTGCCTGGAAATTTGCTACCTTAAAACTTGTATTTGTAGTATCGATGAATACGCTTTGATCTGGTTCTGGTAAATACCCATCAAAAACTTTCCAGATACCATCAGATGCATCTCTAAAGAATCCGGCGTGCTGATATGTTCCATCATTATAACCAGCAGCAAAACCTAAATCTGGATTCGAATCTGTTTTGCCTCTAGCAACACCGCCAGAAATATAAGAGGCAGTATTAGTGTTAGCTACTACGAAATGCGTTGCATTAGCCAAGAAAATGTTATTATAATTACCATTATACGAAGAAGGGTTAACCCCAGTTATTGTTACGTCCCAACCAGTAGAATAATTATTGTTAGCAGTAAATGTTACATAAGTTCCATTACCGGAGATATTAGTGATATTCGCTGATATTCCTTGATTCAAATATAACATATTATCAGTAAAGCTAACAGTATTACCTTGTAAGGTAATAGTAGTGCCATTAACTGTTAGATTACCAGAAACTGTAATATTACCGAACGTAACTGTATCGTTAGTACGAACGTTTTGATCCATACGATATGGAAGTCTGGCTTCTGCTAAAGTTCCTGTATTAATATTAGAGGCGTTTGAAGCAAAAGCTATAGCATTAGAATAAGCAGTAGCTGCATTACTAGTAATAGCTGCATTAGCAGTAGCAATTTTACCATCAACATACGATACAGCATTAGAATAAGCAGTAGCTGCATTACTAGTAATAGCTGCATTAGCAGTAGCAATTTTACCATCAACATACGATACAGCATTAGAATAAGCATTAGATGCTGTTGATTCAGAATAAGATCTTAAATCTGAAGAAGTATTACCACCAACAGTTGTTGCGTTATTTGCATTTAATGTAGCAATATACGAAGCATTTACAAACAAACCTGATGTATTAGAAACAATACCGTTATTAGCAAGAACATATATTGTTCCGTTTGTGGTGATTGGTCCGCCTACTAGGCCATTTGCCGTGTTTATTTCATTTACTGTTCCTGTTCCTGCTGTCGCCCAGAAAACTTGTGAACCATTAGAGGAAAGAACTTGACCGCTTACGCCTAATGAACCATTGGCATAAACAGAATCAACTATTAAATTGTTGATAGAGGCATTAGAAGAAACGCTTATATTTGAAAGGTTCGAACCTATTTCAAATACATTAGATCCATCTGACGAATAAAGAATCTTATCAGTCAAATTTATGGCTAATTCACCAATAGAAAGCGTGGATGTATTTGGAACTTTGCCTGCTACAGAAGAGCGGCGAAGTTTAAAAACCGTATTAGCCATTCTAGGCTCCCTAATACCTCAGTATATACTGAGTTAAATTAAAATTCGTCCGGAGGCAATATTGCCTGGGCTGGTTTCTTTTTTACATTATTTTCTTTTTTTGGTTGAGTTGAATTACCTTTCAACTCTTCGTTTTCTCTATATAAAGTATTTAGTTCTTCGTTTTGTTTTTGTAATTCCCTGCGAATTTCTTCGACTTGCTTAGAAGAATTTTTATTATTTTGTTTAATCTCTGACAATTCATCGAGGGCTGCAGCCAACTCTTTTGTTTTAGACAACAATGATGACTCTAAGTCTTTTATTTCAGACTCATAAAAAGATTGTTTTTCTAACAGTTGATTTTTTTCTATAGAAAGTTTTTCAACACCAAGAGTTGCTTGACTGGCTAACTCAGTCTGTTGATTTAAATGTAAAGATAGTTCTTCTATACGCCTATTAGCCTCTTGTAGAGAACTCATATAAGCTAATAATTTAATTTCAAAATCTACGTTTTTTCTAACATATTCCAGAAGCAATGTTTCGTGTTTCTGGATATATGCTGTTAAATAATTTTCTCTTTCAGTTACTTTTTCGCTTGACTCCATAGTAAATCTCCAGTATAATTCATATGTGACGTTGAAGTATTAATTCCAAGGTAAAGGAGGAGTTACTACAGGAGGATTCTTAAGCTGTTCGATTGAATCCTCTAGACTATCCTGGAACGAAGCTATCTTCTCTTCTCCCATAGCATCTACTAACCAAGTTACTACTTGTTCCTTAGTTAATTCATCATAAGGAATAAAGTCTGTAATATCATCAGCGTTTAGAACTTGTGAACCATAAACGTCAGCGTAATAATCGCCATCTTTCGCAGTATATCTCCAGTGCACGTTGAAGACTACTTCAGGAAGCTTATCCTTTTCAGCGTAACATTCTAATTGAGAAATCATCCAATCGTATACAATAGCCATTTTTAACTCCTAAAAGTATTAGAAACTACCACCATCAAGGTAGTCGTAAAGTAGAGCAGATCCATTAGACTGTAGAACGTATCCTTCAGAACCTAATGATAATTTGTTATATCCATTTGTTGCATTACCCACAAGGATAGACTGATTCTCTGAAGTCTTATAACCAGTACCACCTTCTGTTCCAGCTAGAGCGGTAGATAAAGTTAGGCTGTTGGCAACAAAGTTAACACCAAGGGTGCTGTTAGCTGTGATTTGAACGTTAGAGCTATTAGCAACTAGAGCGCCATTAATACCGTATGGAGCTAGATATGCTTGAAGAGTTCCAGTAGCAGCATTAATATCTACTGTTGTAGATGTATTTGGGTTAACTGATGTTGAGAAAAGCTTAAAGTAAGGATTGCCAGCAGAAGAACCACCAGCAACACGAACAAGACCAGAATACCAAACATTGGTATTATTACCTGCTGGAGAATACCAGCCAGTATCAACTAAGTCAGTCTGGTTATTATTATACGCAAGCTCGATAATATTGTCGTTAACTTGAATAGTTGAAACGTTAACTGTAACAACAGCACCAGAAACGAAAAGGTTTCCAGTGATGTTTGCATCTCTTACGTTTAGGGTTGCTGAAGTCGCATTAACTGACTCGCCAGTATAAACTAGAGATGTGCTGTTTACAGTATAGGCAGTGCCAATAGAGTAAGATAGAGCGTTAACAGTATTTTCAACAAACACTCCAGAAGAATTAGCAACTACGTCGTTATCGTTAACTTTGATAACGCCCTGTGTAATCTGAGTGTTTACTGAAGAGTTTCCTACCACCACAGTAGTAGAATTAGCGTAAACGCCTCCAACACCAGTAGTAGTGTTACCTACATTGAAAGATGTAGAATTGACTGTTCCAGTGTGATAAAGGCCAGAACTGTTAGCAACAAAAGAAGTTGGAATGTTAAATGCAACAGAGGTATTTGTAGTGCCTTCTATAATAAGGCCGCTGTTACCATTAATCAATCCTGAAGCGTGTATTGTGTTGGCTTTTACGATCCAACGTTCGTCGTCGCGACCTAACTCAGAACCTACAGTGTTAGATACAGGATAAACACCAGAAGTATTAGCTAGATTTCCTGCGGTAGAAAGAACTGCTGCGTTGACTGTTCCAGTGTGATAAAGGCCTGTAGAGTTCGTAACAAGAGAGCTACCAATAGTTATTGCTGATGCGTTGACAAAACTTGTCCAAACATTATTGGCAGTATAAAGAGTGTTGGTAACTTTATCAAAGGTAAACCCAGAGACGCCATTAGCAACTCCGGAGTCGTTAAACTGAACATAAGTATTAGCGCCAGAAGTACCAGTACCCCAGTAAACAGCAGAACCGTTTGTAACAAGAACCTGACCGTTTGAACCAGCAGAGCCATTAGCGACTAGAGATGTTACAACAGCATTTGCGACGATAACTTTATCTATACCGCCTGTTGCGTTTGCAACGAGAGCCTGATTATTAGTTAATACGCCTGGATACTGAGCGCCACCAATTCTTAGTACGCCAGTGCCGTCGGGAAGTCCTATGTGTAACGTGTTACTGGCTTGAGTAAAGGCCAATTCGCCGTTAGATAGACCTGACACCGTAGCATTAGCTACCGATCTTTTGATTTGAATTCTATTATTGGCCATTTAAACAGGGCTCCCTTGAAATTTTTATATATTTATTGATTAAAAAACTCCACCATCCAAATCGCCGTCAATAAAACCAAAAGTCAATTGTTTCACTTGATATGTGTCGGTCGTAACATCATAAACTAATGTAGAACCTTCGGATCTTTGAGAAACTCCTACGTCTCTCAATTCGTCGATGGTATCAACGCCAGATGCAATAGTTGGAATATTTTTAAGCGTCACTGGCGTGGTTGTGTCGATAACGCCAGCTGTGGCGTTTGTTGAAATTCTTACGTTTCTTTTTCTCGATACAACGACGTTTACCATCTATTATCTCGTTACTTGTGGTGTCACAGTTACTATACCTTCAACAACTCTAGAGATAGCGTTAGTGGAAGATTGTGTTAATTCTACGTCATAAACGTATCTACCAGCTGTTAATAACCCAGTCTGATTAGCTGTAAGAGACAAAGATATCTGGCCAGAAGAAGTGTTTATAGATGTCGCGAAAGCTGTAGAATTAGAAGAAGTATACCACTTTCTAAGTTGAGCGTTAGCGGTAAATCCATCCAATCCAAGTGCATCGCCGTTATCGTCTGTTAGATCTAGATCAACACTAAAAGTTGTACCTTGATCTATGACTAGGTTAGCCTTTGTTGCCATTATGCGTTAATCCTAGTAAATGCTACTGTAGTAGAAGATGGCACTGGAGTATATTGGACAATACCATGAGTAGCGTTTGAAGTAACTGTAAACGTTCCAAGAGAGGCAACATTAAATATTGTTGCGTATTCAGTACCAACCATGGCGGAAGAATTACATGTAGCGATAATTTTCGTAGCGTGTCTTCTTCCTGTTGTCACATTATCGATTACATTAATTAACCACTCGTATGCATCATTTGTTGAAAGTAGAACGCTATCGATAACTTGTGCACTAGTTCCGGTAGTAGTAACAGAGCTATTTGAAATTGGTAATGTTGGTAGGGCTCCCCAAGAACCGTTGGCGCTTAGGAAAGTGTTACCCTGAGTTCTCTCTGTATTGTTCGGAGGAACAATCGTAATATATGATGTTGTTGATGTATTACCAAGAACAATCTGATTATTTACCAACAAGCTATGAGATGTTGTAATATTTGCAGAAGCAACAATGGCTCCAGCGAATAATCCCCAACGATTAGTTAAATTACCTAGGTTGAAATTATTACCGAATGGATTAATATCGCCAGTAGCAACGCCAGTGTATGTTAAATTACCGCTTACTTGTAGATTTCCTCTGACGAACATATCGCCAGCGACGTTGGCATAACCTCCAGCTACGCCAAGTTGGACAGCGGCTCCAGAAATATTAACGTTACCGCTACTCTGTATAATACTTGTATTGACTATAGTTGATGTAGAAGAATTTCTAACAATCAAAGCAGTAGAATTTACTACTGAGTTAGAAGATCCTGCGCCAAGGTTTACAGTATTGGTATTGACTGAATTAGAAACAAATAGACCGCTAGTGTTACCTATTACTGCAGATCCTACTGATAGAACAGCAGCGTTAGTTGTTCCTGTAGTCCAGAAACCAGCAGTATTTACGATAGTCGCAGTTCCTACAGTATAACTAGCGGAATTTACGCTTGTTGTAACGTATAGAGAATCTCTTACATACATATTACCAGCAATATTAGCATATCCACCAGCTGTACCAAGCTGAATTGCTGCTCCAGAAACATTAATGTTACCAGTGCTTTGGATAATACTAGTATTAACAATTGTAGAAGTAGAAACGTTTCTTACGATAAGAGCGGTCGAGTTTACTACTGAATTAGAAGTTCCTGCTCCAACATTAACGTTGTTAGTGTTTAGAGAGTTAGCAACGAATAGACCGCTAGTGTTACCTATTACCGCAGAACCTACAGATAGTACAGCAGCGTTAGTTGTTCCTGTTGTCCAGAAACCTGTAGCGTTTACAATTGACGCTGTTCCAACTGTATGAGCAGCAGAATTTACACTAGTAACAACTTGAAGAGTTGTTCCGAAATAAACTGAACCACCAACAGCCAACATATCTGTATATGTTGTATTACCAATACCAACACCAGTAGTATTAGAAGTAACTCTTATATTACCAGCGGTGTCTCTAAAATAATGAGTATTAGCGTCATAATAATGAACGCTAGTACCGTTGAATGTTATTCTAATGCCAGTATTAGTTGTAGCATCGTAAACTCTGAATTTAGAATCTGAAGAAGAACCTGATCCAACGCCGACATTACCTGTTGGTGTTACTCTGAAAAATTCTGTAGTGTTATTACCTGCGTATAGAGGCAAACCGCTGGTCGAAATAAACGAACCGCCGTAGCCGCTGGTAGATCTACCATCAACGCCTGTAGAAGTATTTGATACGCCATAAACGCCATAAGAAGAATTTGAAAAACCATATACACCAAAAGAAGTATTTGATATACCATAAACACCATACAAAGAACCAGAGTAACCTGTTATGGCAGTGGCTGTTCCGCTATTAGAACCAGAAGTAAGAGTGTTTACATTAGCTGTACCAGTATGGTAAATTCCGCTGGTATTTGTTAAGAAGTTACCCGAAACTGCTACGGAAGTAAGAGCAAATATAGTTCCGTTAACAGAAAGGTCGTGAGTTGGGTTGCTGTTACCTATACCTAAACGACCACCAGATGTAATTCTTGCGAATTCTATTGTGGCATTACCTACGTAAAACGGATTACCGGTATTAGAAACAAAATAACCAGCCCAATTGGTATTAGATACACCATAGACAGCGATAGAAGAATTAGATATACCAGAAACACCATAACCACTGACAGAAATACCATAAACGCCAGTAGAACTGTTTGATCTACCGGAAAGAGCAATGTTAGAATTAGATTCTGCTCCAATAGCTGTTACGTTATTCGCTCTTGCTGTTATAGCAACAACAGGAGAATTTAAATTACCAACAACAATAGCAGTTGTGTTTACTGTTACGTTACCAGTAGTAATAATAGTACTATTTACGTAAGAATTACCAATACGTAAATAATCAGATGCAAGGTTAGCTACGCTAGAAGAATTAGCTAGGCTAATCAAAGTAGAGTTAATCTTTACGTTACCAGTTGGACTTCTAACATCAATAAAAGTTGAGTTAGAAAGAACGTTTGAAGTCGATGTATAACCCAAAACCAATGTAGTGTTATTGGCATATACATTAGGTCCAAGCATGAATGTAGTAGTATTAGCTGTAAAACCAGTAGGTTCTACGTTAGCTGTCGTTACCATTGTAGCATTAATAACGCTGTTACCTACCCACAAAGTATCAAAGGTAAGAACAGAAGAAATAGCATCTTTTGTGATTTGAACTGTGGTAGAATTGGCGACAGTATTGACAGTGCTGTTACCATGAAATACTATACGCCACTTATCGTGAACTGTGTTAGTTACACTTTCGCCTATAAAAAGTTGAGAGGTGTTTACAACAACATTAGAACCAACGTAAACGTTGAAAGTTTTCATAGCAATGGCGTTTACTGTAGAATTTACAGAAACGTTACCAACATGCATAAATGTTGTATTGACATAAGCTGAATTGGATTCTGCGGCACTAAAATTACCTACAGAGATATAAGTTCCAACGTTCGCATTATGAGTAAGGATCAAAGAATTCGCACTAAACATTCCAGTAATTGCAGCATTACCAACAGCTGCATTAGAACCGTTTGCTGTGACAGCATACACTGACATAGCATATGCTAGTTCGTTGGTTCTATTGCGCCAATAATCGAAAGTATTGTTATTTGCTGTATTTGCAATTAAAACTGTCATTTATTAGTTTCTCTTTATTAATTGGCTGAGCATTTCTTTGATCTCTTTTATATCATTCTCAACTTTATTAATTCTTTCAACGTTTTTAGAACTGGCTTCAAGAGCCAGTTTATGCTTTTTATAAGCTTCTAATTTAACATTATCTACGTTGAGAACGGCTCCACTATCAGGGTCTTTTACTAAGCCTTCGAAATCCGTTTTATAGTATTTATTATTCATTTTACAACTGCATCGCTAGAGCTCTAAGATCGTCGATAATCGGAACTTTAGAACTATCGTTAGATCTTAGGATAATCTTAATTTGGAACTGCCTGAAAGAAGTAAACAAACTTCTAGAAGAATTATAATAACTTAGTCCAGGGTTTACCACGACTGAAGCGTTTGCTCCAGAAACAGCTGAAGACCATGGAGTTCCTACTGTCAAGAAAGTAGAATTAGATATTGAAACTACAGTTTGTTGATCGCCAGCGATACTAATAATAGAACCAGCGGCCAACTCAGTAGTAAATAGAGTAGAACTTCCGATAATACTGTTGTTAGTAGTGCTAGTTGTTACTGTACCAGTAAGAGCAGTAGTATCAGCTTTTCCTGACCAAGCGACAGTAGAAGGTGGAGCCAAATACATTGTAGTTGCAGTAGTATATGTTCCAATAAAATTAGAAGCTACTGTCAAAGAAGTGTTGCTTGCTATACTTACAATTCTTCTCTGTTGTTCTCTGAAACCTGCTGTTGCAGGAGGTATGAACGATACGAACCAACCTGGGCTCAATTCAGTAAGGAATTTAGTATTTACTCCAGTGACTGTGGTTCCTGAAACTGTTACAGTTCCTTCAAGCTGAAGAGGTCTATAATAACTTGAAACAGCAAAAGCGTATTCTCTGAAATCTGATGGGTTACTTGGATCGGAATAATTATTCTGACCTAGATTATAGAGTGGAGTCCATGTTTTCTGATTTATAGGTTCGCCATCTTCGCCGTTTAAGAATTTAACCCAAACTTCGATATCTGAACCTATAGGTCTGAAAGCTGTGAGAATAACTTGTAAATCTTCAGCATCTTGGCCTGGAGCTAATGTTACGACTCTAGAAATATATTTTGATTTAGTAACACCATTATTGAAAAATTCGTCATATTCAAAAGCTATAGGATCAATATCATTTTTCAAAACAAGCTGCTGGTATCTAACAGTATCGATAGCTGGTGATAAAAATTCACTATCGGAAATCATTACGCCCTTCAACATCATAGATTTGTTGCCAGACATATTATTCAATTCGTTTGTCTTACTCGCGACAATTCTTTCTCTGTCGTAGAACTCGTAATCATAACCAGAAGTTACTTTATACTCTGCTGTATCAACTGCGTAGGCATTAGAAGTTCCTCTGTAGTAATATTCTAGCGAAGTTCCAGGAGGAGTAATATACGCAAACTGAGGTACGATCGCATTAATACCAGGATTATACATAGATGATGTATTAGCATAAGCTATAATAGTTGAGGTGTTTGGTGTTATAGTCGAATTACTGAATCTATGAACCTGAACCATTCTGTTGACGGTAAAGTTACCGGTAGAATTCTCGCAGTGAAAAATATTATTTAAATCGTCATAATAATCAATTACGCCTCTTACTGAAGTATTGGCTGTAGTTGGACTTGATGTTGTAGATTCGAATACATAATCGCCTGACAGAATAGAAACAGAAGTGTTTGAATATGTCAATCCAGTAACAGGAATAAACTCAGTATTAGTATTGTAGAATACTGCTTGACCTCTTTGTGAATTGAATCTAGCTCTGTTCAAAGTAAACTTAACATATTCAGTCTGAAGAGCAGTCCATTGCTGTTCAGTTGCTCCATAAAAAGCAGTTCCCATTACTGGCTGACTGAATACTTGGTAACCAGTTTTAACGTCAGTGTCGCCAAGTTCAGCAGTCCAAACTTGATAGTCCTGATCGTTATTATCAGGTCTAAGAACGAAAGCATAAAGCTGTTTGTTAGTCAAGAATACAGGAGATTCGAAAGTAAATCTGGTAGCAACGCTTGCGTCATCGCTGGTGTTTACTTCGTAATATGTTTTATGGACCTTAGAAAAAGGAAGTACAGCTCTTCCATTAGGATAACCGTTGATAGTTTCGCAAAGATAAAGAGTTATGCCATGTTCTGCAATCAAAGCTTTCTGTTTAAAGAAAACATCAATAGAAGTTGCATAAATTCCAGTTTCGCCATTAGGAGTGTTAATTGACAAAGCCTGAGCAACTGGCTCGGGGAAGAATATTGGTGGCGGAGGAGGCGGTGGTGGAAGAGTGGTAATATTATCAGGAGTTACTACAACTTCTACTGTAGTATCAACGTTAACTATAGTGTTAGATACAGGAAGAAATCCTAGATCAGGATTAACAGTAGTTAGAGTAAGGTTTTCCTTAGTTACATTCATATTAGATGCTGTGAATGTAGCAGAAGAAACTGTAGTGACAGCGTCATTGCCTCGAGCAATAGAGTCAACGTCAACTAGCTGAAAAGTTCTATCGCCTGTTTTGAATACAGATTCAGGAATATTAAACTGACCCGCAACTCTACCCTGAGGATCGCTGTAAATAGCTGTTCCCCAATCGCCGCTTCTTGTAACTGAAGCAAAGTTACTAGTATCAGATGGTACTGGATAAGTGTTGTTGATAGCAGTATTTCCGCTGACAATTCTTTCGCCAGGAGCGCAGTATGCATCAACGTTTACGCTATCAAAAAATACGTGTAATCTTCTTCCTGGACGCATATTATATGCATAAAAAGAAACAACTCTATTTTTAATGTATGGCTGAATAGAAACATCAGTAACGTAATTACCAATAGTCTTTTTAGTCTCATTAGTTGAAACTACTAATTTAGTTCCATCTTGAGTATTAGTAGTAGTTACTGTTGTTGTAGTCGTATTAGTAAGAGCCAATTTATTTCTCCTATGCGATCATTTTAAATATTATTTATGAACCTCTGAACAAATCATTGAGATTTAGGCTGGCAGGAACAAATCCAACCCAAGGCACAAATATAAGAGGTAGACCTCCAGCAGCTGCTGTTGCAGCAGGCACTGGCGCAGGGTTAACAGGCTGATCGCTAACTAGGTTTCCTCGCCAATCTCTTGTAATATTACGAACTTCGCCTGTGGTTACTGATGATACTTCAGTGTTTACTGATGTTCTCCAATCGCCCCAACTATAAGCCAATGGACTAGCAGCAAAATCTTTCCAAGGAGCAGCGAGATCTATGAAGATATCAGCTGAACCAGTGTTTTTCTGATTGATGTTATTATCGTAAGAAGGTATCAATGTTACGAAACCGTTCCAAGAAGCAGCAACCAAAGCCGAAGATCTATATTTAGTAGCATACTGCTGTGTTACGAAAGGAACTTCAGCATAATTAAGAGTTATAAGTCTTCCAGTTTTAACAACATTCGAAGAGGCTGTTGGAGAAAACGCAATGTTTATAACTTCTCTGATAATTTTAGGTCTTCCGTGACCTTTATCTTGATCGATGGCTATATTAAATTCTTGGTTAGAAGTATCAGCCAAAGCAAAACTAGAAAACGGATCAACGAAAATACCGTTTTTAAATCTGTCTAGACCGTTTTGATCTGTAATTGTAAGGTCTTTTGCCTTTTTCTCTAGAAGAGAAAGCTGAGTGTAGTATTCAAGGTTTGAAACTCTCTGATCGATAGTTCCAATATCTCTCATAGTGTATCTTCTGTTAGAAACTGAGATACAAGAAATAGCTAGATTAGCGTCTCTAATTAAGCTAGTTGCAGATTGATTTATAGTTAAAAACTCGTCTACCTGATCTGTAGAAAGAGAAGGATAAGGCGGAATGTTTAAGACAGACAATGCCATAGCGTTTTCTGGATACAATGGCGATTGAGGGTTTAAGCTAGATACACCTTCTTTGACCTTCACAATATTATCAGGAGTGATCATAATAAGGTCTTTTCTACCTAGGTAGAAAGTATAATCTGCTTCTAGGCTCTTTCCGTATGCAGGGAAATTTATACCTGCAGCTGGAACGCTGAAGTTAACTGTTGCTGATGGATTCAGAGTAGAATAACTAATAGCAGTGTTTATTTGAGCTCCATTTGATGTATCGTAAACGCCGCAATCATTAGCGGTATTAATACATGGAGTTCTGAAATCCACATGATCTCTTAGAGGAAGTTTTGCTCCGCTCTCATTAACATACAAAGTAATATCTTTGGTCTGAATAGCATTAGTATTAGCAGTATTAGCGTCATCGATTGGATAAGATTCTACTGTAAAGAATCCCATACCTGTTGTTGTATCTACTGCGAAATAGTCAAGGTCAATTAATAGGTTTGGATAAGAAGCCGCAGAATAACTGCTCTTTGCATAAAGATATGCTAGACTATAGTGAGTATCTTTTTGTCCTGTATCAAAAATAAAGTCAGAAGTCAGGTCTGCGCCAGCTACTGTGTAAACGCCATTAGCTGTTCCATAAATTCTGTTAATCTTATGAACATCGCTGAAACCTAAACACCATGGACCTTTAATATTCGAAGCAGTGTTGATCTTAACGAATCTTCTCTTCTTTATAAGCTTCTTGGCTGGCGTTGTAACTGTTCTTTTTACGATATAAGAAACATCTACTGGTACTGAAGTATTTGGAAACTGACCAGAATGAATTGTCAAAGTTGTAGAATCATCAATAGTTACATAAGTGTTAGGACCAGACAAACCTCTTGTAGAAGGAATGATTTTACCGTTAGCGTAGTTTTTACGATAAGCAGTTGTATTGTTTGTGTATGCTAGATTACCGTCTACAGTCATGTAGATATTGTTAGCAACAGAAGTAACAATTCTCTTAGCTCCGTCGATCTTTACAATATCGCCAGGAGTAAAATCGCTAAGGAATGTAGTACTGTTTCCTCTAACAATTGTAGAAGTAGATGTTACGTTTACTGTACCTGTCAAAGCATTCGAATCTACGTCTGCTTTAGCTGTAATGATAATATCAGCAGCGTCAGTATCAATAAGAGTTGTACCACCAACGTAAGGAAGAATATCTGTTCCACCTGGCTGAGAACAAGCAAGTCTAACAACAATATCACCAGTAGTTATCATTGTAGCAGAAGTATTAGAAGTTCTGTAATAATAATCTGTATTGATATTATTGTTTTGATCTCTTAGGTTTTTAACACCAGTAACACCAAAGCTGTAAAGCTGATCTTTATTATCTGCTCCAAGAACGCCAGCAGACACAACGTCAGCAAAACCTTTATTAGTACCATCAAAATACAAAGCTTTTACTTGACTTGGAGAATATCCAGATGTCAAAGAAATATCAAAAACGTGAACATAATATTGTGCTGTTGAAGATCCAGGAACTCCAGATGCGTATGTGATACAACGCATTTTGGCAGTACCAATCAAAGTTCCTGTTGGAGATGTTGTGGCATAAGTTCTGCTAGAAACTGATCTCTGGACAGTGTTGTATAATTTTACAGTTTGAACTGCATCGTTCAAAAATGTGCCTGAAAACTCGTTAACAAGGAAATAGTTACCATAATTGAAATAAATTTCCTGAGAACGGTTAGTTTGTGTATCAACACCACGGCGCATGTTGATATAGCTGGTTTTTAATAACTCAACTCTGTTTCCTTGAGCGTAACCAACGCCAGAACTAATACGTCCCAAAACGCTGCTTGAGTTTGCAGCTGCAACATCGTTTCCTGGAGTTGTAGTTATAGTGTCTACAATGAATGGATTTACTACGTAATTTCCAGATTCTTCATAAGTTCTCTTAGAAACAACATCGCCAATAATAGAATAAAGATTAGTAGAAGGCTGAGCCTTAGAAATAAGGTATCCGTAATTATAAGTTCCAATAGGATTGAACTTCTCTCTCAGAGAAGCTTCTTCAGGGGTAAGGGATACAATATATGGAGTAAGTTTTAGTCTGTGCGCTCCAGGAGCATTTTCGTTTGGATATCCAAGAGCGTTATCAACTAGAGTTTCATCTTGGTTTTCAGTTATAATTTCTTCGATGAGATCGAAACCTACAACGTTATTACCAGCATATGTTCCGAAATTGTTAACCAAACCAAAAGTTGAATTAGCAACTCTTACGAATTCTCCAGCAATAAACACAACGCCTTCTGAAACAACTATTCCGTGCGCATTGCCAGTAGTAACTGTATTAGCGAAAACGTTGGCCCAACTGTAAACATTAGCCAAAGCAACGTTACCAAGAGGAGTGACTTGAACGAATTTCAGTAGTTCATTATTGGAAAATACAGATTCCCCACCATCACCAGTGTTGATATATTTTAGATATAGAATATTAGTATCAGGATAATTGGTGCTGAATCCTGCATTGGCGTAAAGAACCTGAGCTCTTAGGTTACTAGTGTGACTGATTGCAACAGCGTTGACATAATCTCTTACGTCTAAAGTGGCTGAATTGGCAGAACCGTTTGAAGCAAAATCCATCAAACGAACATAACCAACAGATGGCATGTCAAAAATCTGACAGCCATATACAATATCGCCGTTATTGAAAGCCCAGCTACCGAATCTTTCGATCTGTTTCTGTAAAATTGTCTGAAGCTGAGTTAGTTCTCTAGCCTGTACCGCTGTTCCTGGTCTAAAAAGAACACGATAATAATCTTTGAACTCATCATAATCGTCAAAATAAGGTGCGACATTGAAATCTGTTTTTAGAGCCATTATTTGATACCTATTAGATATGAATGATCAGTTTGAAAGATTCTGTTTGATTGTTAGATCTATTAACATTATTTATATTCTGAACGTAAAGGGGAGATATATCCTTGGCATATATGTCGCCCTTAGTTGTTATGGTCATTTCAGAATTCAAAACGCCATTACTCGAGAATACATATTCACCATTAGCAAAAGTCTTATCGCCTGTTAGATACAGTTTAGTAGTATTAGCAAAAGCCACAACTCCAAATGCGTTACTGGTGTTACCATATACTCTATCGCCTAGCTGAAACTGAACCGGGCTTGATAGGTCTGCTTCTAAAATTTGACTAAAGGTGTTTGATGTGTATTGAGTATTGCTTTTTGCTCCATTGGCATGCAAACCATATGGATTCTTTAACAATCCAATTTTATTGTATTGAGGTCTAGTTGGAATTGTTCCGCCTTCTGTATTAGCAAAATGGAAATTAACGCCAATAGCCTTTACATTTAGTTCTGAAAGAACGTCGGCGCCATGACCGCCTGGTGGAGGAACAATAGAATAAACGTTCGCAGAAGAACCAACAAGAGCATGAATTGTAGTATTAGCCCAAGAAATATCTGCTCCGATATCCAACATAACAACATCTGCAATTGAGTTGTTGTATGGATTTATGTTAGTATAAGCTACTGGTTTAGTACCACCATCAGTTATAAACTGAACTCTTGGTGAAATATGATATTGAGTAGCTTCTGGTAGAATGTTTGTAGTGTTTGCTTCGCCGTCAATATAGATCCATTTACCAACGCTGTTGGCTACGTAATCCGAGACTCTGAAAATCTGAGATGTTGTTGCTGTAACGTTGTAAATATAGATTGCACTGTCAGTATAATATCCAGACTGAATACTAGCATCGTTACCAATCTGTAAAACTGTGCTGTTAGCTGACAAAATAGTTCCATCATGATATGCAGAATAACCTGTTCCTGCGTCTACGATAACTACTTTTTCTACGCCGCTGTATTGATTGGCGTAGATAGAAGTAATCGTATTAGCATACAGTGGAGCATAATCGTTTGTGGAAAACATCTTATAAAGTCGATAAGGAATAGAAGTAATATATCTCCACAAATAACCATCAGAGGTATAGAACGAAGTTGATTGGACTTCTGTTGGTTTTACAGTTGATGGAGCTCCGTTGGCGTTATCCAAACATTTGTAAATATTATATGTTCCGCCGTCGTATTGGGGCGAAGAAATGGCATAATACATATTGTTGGAATATAGGTCAGAGTCGCTATTATCGTATCTTAGATAAACTGTATTTGAAACCCAAAGATTATTCTGGATCAAAGGCGCAAAATTAGCAGTAGATAACCTTTTACCGAATAACATCAACCAATCGTTTTCAAATTTAGCGCTGTAATCGTCCAAACTCGTGTTAGGAGTTAAACCTGAATATGGTACAGGGTTGGCAGCAAAAGCATAATAAAAAGAAGTGTTTGATCTGATATTATCAAACAATTCGTCTATGAGAGCTTTTTTATATGCAGGTAATAGAACTCCAGCCATAATTTATGCCTTACTTTCCTAGTGCGATGTAATACACATTAGTAGCGGTTACATTGGCGGTTCTGATAGCTGCTACAGTAGTGTTCATGCTTATAACACCTGCATTATATGTTATATCAGAAGCATTGGCTGTAGCTGTTACAACATAACAAGCCGTAGCAAAAGCTGAAGAAAATGTAGCATTACCTACAGAAGAATTAGCAAAAATCCAACCCCAGTTCATTTTCATTCCGTTTGGAAGCCAAATATAGCCATTAGCTGTAGTTGTTGATGAACCTAGAGTTATGTTGTTTCCGGTAACTGTTAGATTACCAGTATTGACCAATCCAGCTGTATGGAACCCAGAACTGTTTGCTACAACGTTTGTTGAGTTATTACCAACTCTGACCGAACCAGCATTATTTTGAACGAAAATAACTGAGGTGTTTACGTAAACGTTACCTAATGTGTTATTTCCTACCTGAATACTGGTGTTCACTACAGCATTAGTACTAAGCTGTATAAAATTCTGATTAAACATATAAACAGCATCTCTCAAAGGAGTGCCTAGTCCATCATTTGGATTTACGCCAATGTTAGCTGTTTCTATTGCCAATTTATCCCCCTATCAATCTTCTGCTGTTTTGTCACAAGTAATAAGCCTTGTATCTACTTTTGTTGTATTTATATCACATCCAAAATAATTATTGGCGAAACTGAATCTATCAACGGTTAGGATGGTAGTTAACAACCTACCATCAGGAAGCTCGTCGTAATAAGTATCGCATCTGATTCTGGAGTCAGCAATGTCGCAGGTAAGCCACAAAGGCCAAGAAGTGTTTGCAAAAGTATCAAACTCTAGAACAATATCGCTATCAACAGTAAATGGCTGTAGCTCATATTTTCCAAATAGTTCTGTACCAGCTGGATGGAATGTAGTATAGAAAATGTCTTTATAATTTTCTAGGCTGATAGCAGTTTTAATTTCATACGAATAATCCTGATAGTAGTAACTATCTTGAATTTTCTTTTCTGAATCTAATAGACCGTCTTCGTTGGCCCAATAACCTATATCTCTACCAATACCAGATTTTCTAACTAGACCTCTAATTTCGTTGGCAGTATCAAAAGGTATGTACGATGTTGTAAGAACGGCTCCTGTAGCCAAAACGTTGGAAGATCTTACTGTAATGGAAGGAACATCATTATACCCAGAACCACCATACCAAGCTCCAGTCATTGTATTTACAGATACAACATTACCACTTGAATTGGTTACAATTGAGCCTCTTGCAGGACTATTAGTGTATCCTCCAGTAAATATTAGAGTATCGCCATTAGAATAACCTCTACCACCATTTACAATAGTTGGAACATTCAGAATACCATAACGATAAGCGTGAACGGATTCGCCCTCAACGTAACCGATACCAGAAGATATAGCAGAAACTCTTTCTACGATGTTATTACCGCTAGAGTTTAGAGCAAGAATATTATCATTAATACCATTAATAGTATCATCAAGTCTTCTCATAATACTGGCATAGGGGCCATAATTAGAAGGGTCGTTATCGTATGATAATAAACTAAACTGATCTAGCTGACCTGTAGTTCTGTTTCTGGATGTTACTTCAGAGTTAGCAAATTGTGCTGGCATAATAACAACTGCACGACCGTATACCATAGAATTGGTTGAAGTATTATTAGTAAACCCATATAGCTGTACTGATGTGTCGCTTATAATATCTCTAATTACGGCTAATTCCATAGTATTAGCATCAGAACTATTTGCTTGAAGGTACATCAAGTCGTTTACTGCAAAATACTTTGAGAACTTTGAACCCTTCAACAAATGAGTCTCATTCAAAGAACCGCTTGCGTATATCTGTATAGTAGCTCCACCAGATGTATTGCTTAACGTAAGAGCGCTACTATTTACTGTTTTGACATAATATACTGAATTTGCCACAAGGTTTGAAATAGCAGTATTACCAACAGGAACGTCATAAAAAATTCTCTGATCTGCGCTGAAAATTAAATCTGCGTTGGCAATCATAAAAGAATATGCTGCGTTGTTTACAGAAGTGCTGTTTGAAAACACCTCTTCTAAACTGGCATTAACATAAGGAGTCTGAGCACGAGTTGTATCATTTAGTAGATAATGAGTTTCGCCAGCAATATATACGTCTGTTGAAATAGCTAATGGATTAAGTCCACCAACAGTATCTGATAAAGTCAAAGCAGTAGAATTTACAGTTTCTACATAATAAAATGTATTTGATTCTATACCATTTATGCCTGTATTTCCTGCAGGAACCAGATAATACACATAATCATTAGCAGCAAAATATGTATCAGCGTCAGTAACAAGTATTGAATAACTGCTGTTATTTACAGAAGTATTATTTGCAAAGAAACTCTTAGTCAATGCTTTAGTATTGAAAAAATGACGTTGTGTTGTGTTTGTTGAAGGAACTGTTCCTATGTCAACTGTTGAACCGCCTGGTGTAGAACTCAGAGTGATACCAGTGCTATTAGTTGTTTTGACATAATATCTAGAATTAGCTGTCAGTCCAGTAATAGCAACGTTTCCAGCAGGCACAACATAATCAACATAAGCATTCAAATCATAATGCTTTATAGCATTTGGTATTAGAATTGCATTGTTTGTAGAATCTACATATGTTGTATTTACATATACGCCGCTTGAATATGTGTTTATGAAAGTGTTGGTGTTATAATACCAAAGCTTACCAGGTAAGTTTTTGGAATTGAATGTTGATCTGATGAATACGTTGGCAGGAGCGATATAAGCATTACCAGCCAAAACATTAGTGAGAGCAGCGATTCTACCGAAAACGCCAGAGTCATATTGTAAAACATCTCCTATGGTTGACGATAGATTAGCTGTCGGGTTGCCTAAAAACCCAAAAGATGCTTCGTCAAGACGTAAATCGATGAAGTCTTGAATCCAGTCTGTATTAAATGATAACTGTCTAGTATCAGCGAGTTTTATGTTAAAGCTGGCACCTTGGCCTGTTTGATCTAGAATATTCTTATAAATGAAAATTGCAGAATTGGCAAGAAATCCAAAACCGCCATTTACGATATTGAAATTCAAAGAACCGTAACCACGGAACAAAGATTTAACGATAACAAGACCTTCAATACCAAACGAGTCGATTTCGTTTGTATCTGGGTCTTTATAAGCTATTTTTAGTATGTCTCCAACGTTAAATGAGTTACCGCTATTGAACACATCCAATGTATCAAGAGAACCAACAATAACAGGGGATTTACTAATAGTTTCAGAATCGTTTCTATAACGATAATCTACAATTCTTTCACCAACATCAAAATCGCCGCCTTTTGGGGCAACGCTGGTAATATAAGCCAGATATACAATATCTTTGTTGACTCTTTCTCTTACAACTTTTTCTACTGTAGCTGTAGTTTTTGAAGACACACCAATAACAGTTTTGTCAATCAAAGACTCAAGGTTTTCAGTATATGTAACTTCTAAGTAACGAGGACTTACCCATTTACCATCAGAAATTCTAAGAACGTCTTTACCAGGAATGTAAATATCAACATCTTCGTTGTATATCAATCTGAATAAAAGCTTATAACCCTGGATAGTTGTTTTAGAACGATAAACATCCAAGATATGCTTTAATAGGAATCTTTTATTAATAATAACATTAAATGGAATACCATAAAGATATTTCTTTTGGAAATATTCTAGAAATCTTTCTACTGTTGTATCAATATCTCTATAATCAAAAAGCTTTCTGCTTTCTTTAATAGAACCACCATAACCATTAGTAGAAGAATCTTCTTCCAACCATTCATAGTAAGCTTTTACGAATTGAATGAAGTTTTGTCC